ATAAATAGGGATTTAAATTCGGTTTTAAATATGCGAAAAATAGTTTTAAGTTATTTAGAAGGAAAAGGTCGGCCACTAGCATATAGAAGAAGCACAAAATCAGATATTATAGATTCAAAACCAGAACCAAAACTAGAATCAGAGAATCTGATAAAAGTAAAAGAACCATCAAAGATTATACCAAAAATACAAATAAAAATAGAATTACGAAAAGATTATGGTAAAAATCGAGATGAAAGTAAGAAAGTACCAACCAGCGCACTATCAAATTCTTTAAGTAGTGATACAAAAGAAAGCACACGTCAACTGGTACTTAGAACAATTCAGAGGAAATAGAAATAAAAGTTTATTTCCAGAAAGAAGATAATATTTTAATTTCAAGATACAAATAAAGATCATCATATATTATGTATACGAATTGAAAAAATATCTTTAGAATTATCGTGACCTTAACAAGACACCCTATTATTATAGGACGCAAGATCTCCGTGTCAGAAAAATCATAACACAGGATGTAAAGAGTCAAATCTCATGCAGATATTATTATAGTAGTGGTATGAATAATCCAAATGGTTATAACAACAAAAATAGTCATTCCATGTTTGTTATACAAGAATTAAGAAACAAAATAGCAGAACTAGAATTTAATTTATTATTGTGCCAAAGAAGATAGCCCTTTTTAAAATAAAGAGACAAAAAGCCCTAAGTCTATCAACCGAAGGAAGTCAACTAAAGAGACCTTTAGGGGCTTGTCAGCTTGCTGCGCTCCCTGGGAGGAAAAACTTAGGTGAAAAACTCTACTAACAAAAAAGTCCTAGGGAAAAACCGTAAAATAAACCGGACTCGCGACTGTCGTTAGCGCAGCGCCTATCGGAGTGGAGTCCAGGTTTAGCAGCGTCTCTTTAGTTTCATAAGAGTGGCCCTCTGCCCTTACCAGTATTTAGCTAATAAAAGATTTATGAATTCTTTATTATTTACCGCTTTGACAGTCTTTGTTACAATCCTACTTCGCTGTACCTTCTCTTCTTTTCCTGTCTTCTTATTTATTGCTTCAATCTCATATAATTCCTTCTTAGCATAAGTACCTATCTTATCCTCTAAGGGAACGAGTTTTTTATAGTCGAACCCTGCTTCTAACATCATTTGAATCATTTCTTTCGTGCTTTTATTTAATAATTGTTTATAGCTAAAGTACTGTCTGGCGTATGATGATACACAATTCCTTGAACAATCACATAATGATCTCCAAATCATATGTTCGGTAATATCGGAAATATTTTCTGGTGAGAATGCCAGCATACGAGCATCAAAATAGGCTGACATTCTCTCTATCTTTTCAACGAATTGTTCAGTATATTCATTCTTACATTTACTAATATTTTTGTATACATGAAAGTTAAATCTAACTGATATATAAGACGAAACTAGTGATACAATCTTGCATACACGACCATTAAAAATATGTGGTTGTTGCTCTACAATTTCAAGATTTGAAATTGTAGAAAGAATAGTCGGTCTAGGTGCAAAAATAAGGGTTATTTCATCAGAATGAGTATAACCAGTCATTGCATTAAATTCTGCGATTGCATCCTTCATTGTTTCAATCATAGCATTTTTAAAGTTTTCATCGAATGGTCTCTTAAATCCATTCGTAAATTTCGAAAAACTATGTCCATCTGCTCTTATAATAAAAGCATAATTACCTGGAACATTATTATTTTCATATACTTTCTCATAATCTTTCATAACATCGTCAATATCTTTTTTTAAAGAAAGCTTAGGGGAAAAATCTCCATCATTCTCTTTAGGAGTATCTCTCTCTTCTAAAGAATCTTTCGTAACCTCGGTTGACATTGGACCTAAGATTGGATCTAAGACTAGATTAGAGATTATCTGAATATTTCAATTTTTCAATATTAAAAGTTCCATGAAAAACAGTAGCTCTTTCTTTTTGCATCTTACCATTTAAAAACCAAGCCTTCCATATGTCCGCACTATCTTCACCAAGACCTGTCAATTCGAATAAATAGTCTGGGTATAACCTAGAAAATTCACACATATCCTCTTTATAATCATACCACTTGCTATGATTATCCCATGATCCGTCAGCCTTAAAAATACCACATATTTCATACCTTCTCTCTAATTCTTTAATAATATTTACAGGATCTATAGTAGATCCTGTCTCTCTATCCTTAACTACTAGATTATATTCTGTATAATATCCCATTACTTTTTATAAAAACTAGAAAATCAAAGTTTATAATAGCTTTTCAATTTTTTAGCTTGATCCTGATTCCCAGATTTCTAACCATTTTATAATAATAAAAACGGTTTAAGTACTTCTTCATCCTTAATCTTCTTATTAAATTTATTGTAAAATAAATGCAATATCACTTCGGCTGTCGTATATTTATCCTCTTCGAATAAATTTAAAAGCTCTTCTGGTAATACTCTCTCATATAGATCCTTAAAGACCTTTGACACCTGATAACGACTGCATTTTCTTAATTTAATATCAATATCGATGCGTCCGGGTCTTGTTAATGCTTTATCTAGTTTATCAGGAAAGTTAGTAGTCATTATAAAGATTATATTCTCTGGTGATAGTGTTCCATCCAATATATTTAATAGGAATGAAAGACTAAGTTTATCTTCTATATTTTTATTCTTATCATCAGAAGATAGAATGGTATTTAATGATTTTTTGTCTGGTGTATCGTCTGGCTCTGATGAAAATCTTTGTAAGACGATGTCTGTCATGCAATCTATATCTTCGAATATTACAACACCACCATTCTTTGAACTGCCTTTAATATAGTCCATGCATAGTTTTAGTTCTGTGTTCGTCTTTATTAAACCAAGATCTAAATAATAAATATCTTTATCTAAGAATGTTGCCGTTGCTAAGATCGTTGTCGATTTACCACAACCAGGAACACCCGATAATAAAATTCCCCCTTTATAAGGGAAACCGTATTTTTCATATTGTGATCTGGATTCTTTAAATGTTTTAAGGTAGTTTAAAAGTTTATCATTTACATCTTCTGGTAGATATAAATATTCCAATGGCTTTTTATCGGATTTTATTAATGTACATTCTATTTCTGGTGTATATTTATCTTCCGTTATCGTTTTTGGTGGTGCTACAGCATGAATATCACTATAATTCATCCATGGAGATGATGCATAAGAATCATAATTTAAATTATTATTTAGATTTGGCCACATCTGAAACTTTTGTCTCTTCATTTTTTGTTTTATCTTTTTCGCACCTTCTAGATGATCTTTAATTTCATTATCACTGCTATTATCGTCCGAGTCCCCTTCTCTAATTTCTTTATCTTTATCTTTACTTTTACTATCAGTCTCTTTCGTATGCTTACTATTTTTATCTTTTTCCTTATCCTTTTCCTTATCCTTTTCCTTATCCTTATCCTTATTCTTATTCTTATTCTCCTTATCCTTATTTTCCTTATCCTTATTTTCCTTATCCTTATTTTCCTTATCCTTATCCTTATCCTTATCCTTATCTGCCCTGGTATCCTCATTATTATCATCTTCTAATCCATTTTTAACTAACCATTCGGTATATTTCGGATTGGTAACTGTAACTTGCTCAACTATGTAATTAACTTTAATTTTATATATACTTATGCGATTATCGACACGTTTATTCTGCTGATTATAGTATTCATGTATCTGCTTAATCATCCAATTGCGTGCAACCATAGACAAATCATAAACTGATAATATTTTGCTTTTATCAATAAAACTAACTGTTAGACCAGTAACATTTGATTGACTAAAGACTGCTGCTAATGATGATCCTGCAAAATATTCATTATTTATTTTAAGTTCATCCTCTGTTATACTTGAATTATGCTGATTAACATATGACGGACGAAATTTGTTATATTCTGTAAACCAATTATCTTTATCGGAGTCTTCGATCCATAATACGCTAACTGGTCCGGGTGGATCAATACATGTATATGTTATTCCCCGAAAATTAAATTGTTTATCATTCGATGATAGAAAATAAAATAAGGACTTTATATTATCTACATCATTTATAAGATAAAATAAACAAAAGAGACGAGATAAACTCTTATTTGCTGAAATGTTATATGGATCACAGTAATACTTCTTATTATTAGATGGCACAGTATACTCCCATCTAAATGCATCAAGTTGCTTAAGTGTAACTGGTGCTTTACTATACCACTCATCTATCAATCTTGCAAATGCCGCAACCGTAATCTCTACTTTATGGTCTTTCCCTTTTGATGATGTTACACATTTCTTTAATACCTCATATTGTGCATCGCTCTCATAATCTAATTTAAGATTAACATGTTGTTGTAAACGTACAAGTACATCCTTACCTTCAGGGGTCTTTATTGGCCACTCTATAAGATTTGGAATAGCAATGCATTCTGTTGCTTTTTCGCTACTACTATCCTTACGAAAAGATTTATTATTTATAATAATTTTATCTCTTAAAGATAAGACTGAATTACATATAGCCATTATATCAGTCATATTATCAACATTTATTTCATATGTAAATATATTTTCCGATTTATTATCTATTGTATTGTCTAACTCTTGTTGCTTTTTTAATTTTTCTTCCTCTTCTTTTGCTTCCTTTTCTTCCCTTTCTATTTCTTCTCTTGTTTTCTTTGTCTTGTATTTTATATATAAATCATTACCATATCTATAAACGTATTCGTAGAATGTTTGCAAATTCACTTTTATATATTCACAAAACAATGTTATATAGCATAATATATAATTTTTAATCTTTTCTGCAATATTTTCAACGAACGTTTTCCCATGTTCGGATATTTTAGCATTAAAATATTCGAACAATTCTTTTATCTTTCCTAATGATAAGTAAGCATAACAATGTATAAGTGTTATTAAACTTATACTTCCCCAACCATTATTCAATGCTTGTTTAAAGAGTAACTCGATAAAATTGTCAGAATGCAAGTTATATGGATTTGTATTCTGGTAGTCTGTAAAATTAATTGCATTATTGTGCATAGTCTTTAGCTTTTTTTAAAAAAACCCTAAAGGTGACTCCCTTGTGGTCGATAGACTAGGGGAAAAATGTTATTAAAGCTGACTCTAATACAAAATTAATTAAATTCATTTTTTTTATGCTTTTTAAACAAAAAAAGCTAAAGCTCTAAGGAATTCTTTAAGGTGGAGTTTTTTCCCCTAGTCTATCGACCACAAGGGAGTCATTTTTAGCGGCTTTTTTGTTTAAAAAAGGGCTACTCATTAATTCTTTTAAAACCAAGAAATCTACTGGTTTTGTGATATATGCATTTAAATAACCTTTCTTAACATAATACTCTTGGTCACCCGCCATCGCCAATGCAGTCATTGCAACCATAATCGGCCTATCTGGCGAATTTCTTGGGTACATCTTATTAACTTGTTGGGCCACCTCTAATCCAGAGACATATGGCATTTTAATATCTAAGATTAAAAGTTTAAAATAGCTTGGATTCTTTTGTATGGTTGAAAGTGCGTCACGTCCGTTAGATACGACAGTTATATTATGATAATTTAATTTGTTTAACATTCTTTTTATAACTGTTTGATTCATCTCAATATCCTCGGCTAACAATATTGGCAAATCGATACGCTCTCTTTCCTCTGAATTCTTCCTTATCTTCTTTTTCTTTTCTTTATCCCTATTATCATTATCATCTTTATCCTTATCATTAGTGTTTACCTTGTTTATAAGTGCCTTATTATTATTATCATCATCATTATTAGCTCTATTTGGTCTGTATCCATTTAGCGATGATGTACGGGTTGAAAATCTTTTTGCTGTGATAAGACAATTATCACATTGTACATCACCTAATTCAATCAGTTCTGTCTTCCTACTCTTCTCCATCGTCTTACTCATAGTACTAATATTAAACTTAAAGATAGAACCAATCTTTCGCAAGAGCGATTCTGCTTTTACTGGCTTTATTAAAAACCCTTCGAATGCCGATCTATCAGAATCTTTTAGTTCATTTAAACTAGATAATGCCAATAACGGAAACTTTTTTATATATTCTCCCTGATGAGTCTTTGCATTTACGAATACCAATTTATCTATCTCTTGTGCTAATTGTGCACCACTCATATTCGGCATTCCCATATCTATTAATCCTAGATCATACACCACACTTCCAGATTTAATATACGTTAAAGCTTCTTTTCCTGAGCTGCATAAGACTGGAATCATCTTCCATTTTTCTAAAAGGTCGAATAAATAAAGTCTATTAGCCTCTGAATCATCGACGACTAATACACGTAATCCCTCTAACATCTCTAATATTAATGATCTATCATATTCTGGTTCAACATCTTCACATTTTTCTGCAATTATATTAAAAATTACGGTAGATCCCTGGTTTATTCCTGGTGATACAATCTCTATCTCACCCGACATTAATGCAACTAATTTCTGACAGATTACAAGACCTAATCCAGTTCCCTGATATTTCTTCGTACTTGTTTGATCGAGCTGTCCGAATACCTTGAATAATCTACTTATATCTTCTTGTGCAATACCAATTCCTGTATCTATAATCTTAAACTCTAAATATATCCTATCTTCACTAAGACTCTCTTTATCACTATCGCTACTGCTTTTATATTCCTGTTTATTTACCGAGTCAACCGATTCCATCGAGTCTAAATCTAATGAATATTCTCTAGAACCACAAAAATCCCTTTTCTTACTATCATTATCATTATTATCATCATTATTATTGGCGGTATTGCTACTACTAGAGCTATCACTCGTTAAGGCTAATGCACTAACAGAATTACTCATTGAAATTGGGGTTATAACACCATCACTTTCAATAGTTTTATCCTTATAATTCGTATATGCATTAACCTCTAATCTTATCTCTCCTTGCTCGGTAAACTTAATTGCATTCGATAAAAGGTTAACTAAGATTTGGCGCAATCTCTGAAAATCACCTTTAATACAATTAGGAATTGTTGAATCTATCTGATATGTCATATTTAATCTTTTCTCTTCTGCTCTAAGAAGTAAGACATCGAAACTACTCTCAATGCATTTTCTCAAATCTATTGGATTCTTCTCTAATCTTAGATTACTAGCTTCTAATCTTGTAATATCCAGTATATCATTTATTATATTCAATAAATTATAACCAGAATGCTTTATAATCTCTACATATTCTTTCTGTTCAAGATCTAATTCCGATTTTTCCAGCAAAGTCGTCATTCCAATAATCCCATTTAATGGAGTTCTTACTTCATGACTCATATTAGCTAAGAACTGATTTTTCTGTGATTCTGGATCATATTCATATCCAGTGTTCTGTCTCGGTTTAAAAATTCCACTAACTAAATCAGTAACTCTACTATGACTCAATAATTCAATATAAGTTTCTATATAAGATCCATCAGCACACACCACGTTTACACTAACTTTCTTACTTTTACTCTTACCTTTATCTTTACCTTTGTCTTTACCTTTGCTCTTATTATCTTCCATTAAAGCTTTTCCAAATATATCAGTTATGTTTTTATCACAAAGAGTTTCTAAAGTCCATCCGGTATGACGCAAGAATGCCTTATTTATTCTAACTATTTTATTATCTAATCTTCTATATAAGAACCATGGCTCATTTATAGAATCCATTATCTTACAGGGAATTATATCTTTCTCTCTATCTTTAACCTTATCTTCAACTATACCACGTTTACTATTTTTCCTACTTTTTTTATCCAATAAAGTGCCATCCATTTGATAGCCTTATTACTATATAATATTTATTAAGATTTTTAAATAAATATTTTATTTAACACACACAGTTAATAATTCCTATAAGAATTTTATAAGTTCTTCCAATAATGTTTGCATACTAAACAAATATACCCCAATTTGCCTGTTTCACTATTATATTGATAAGTAGCTACCTCAGGTTCCTTTCCTTCCGTGATTGTTGGACACTTTTCATTCAAGCACTTGACTAATGATGTGCGAGTTAGAGTATGATCGAATTGTAAATCTGGATCTACCTGCATATCATGTGTTCGAGAAATATATTGTCTTGCATAGATTTGCATATTCGGCTTTATCTCACTAGGATTGCCACATGCTTGGCATTTTAAACTTATGATTTTCTTATCATTATCATCTTCACTTGTAACAAAACCATATAAGTTGTCGCATTTCTCACAAAAATTCATTTTTGAAATTTTTTATCTGTTTACGATAAAATAACTTACTAATAAAATCTTTAGATAAGAATCTTTTTATATCAATTTTATTTTTATATATATATAAAGAATATAATTATATTTTCCAAGGCTCTATAAAAGCTTTTAGAATAAAAAGTTAAAATGGTTAAGACGCAGAAGATACCTGTCTCTGCAATTGCAGTATTTACTGGAATTTCAAATACGACCGACAGAGTTACTGGCTCTGTAACTTTTACAGAGGACTTTAGTACTAATAGTGTAAAAATTAGTCTCTTTCTTAAAGGATTAAGGGCAAATAGTTTGCATGGATTTCATGTCCATGAAGCTGGTGACCTTTCTGATAAATGTACTAGCATGTGTGCACATTTTAATCCATATAATAAAAATCATGGTTGCCCAGGTATGAAAGAGAGACATGTTGGAGATCTTGGTAACATACAGAGCAATAGCAAAGGCGAAGCGAACTATTCATTCTATGATAATGTTATTAAACTTAGAGGCAGTAAGGCCAATATAATTGGAAGAGGTTTAGTCATACACGAAGACACAGATGATTGTGGTTTGTTACAGGGAAATGCCGAAAGTTTAAAGACTGGAAATGCTGGTAAAAGAATTGCATGTGCTGTTATCGGCTATAAAAAATGTTGA